CTCACGCCAGCTGTTTTCACGGCCCATGAGCTCGGTCGCGGCGGCTCGGCCGTTGGCGAGGCGAGACTCTTCGCTTTGCGGTGAGTTACCGCCCGGAACGCGGTTCTTGCGGAACTTCGAGTTCGGGCCGCCCATGTCCAGTGTCTTGGCCGCATGGGCAACGACGCTGTGATCGCCTGGCCCCGTATCCCACCCCGCTACCGGCTTCCGATACTCACCCTGCGTAGGGTTCGCCTTGGTGCTGCGTCTGCGAGAAAATGCCCGTTGGGCATCATCCACGCGCTCCGCCGACGAGAGGCCTTCAACGGAAGTGCAAGGCTCGCTTACCGCGTCAAAGTCGTAGAAGTACTGCGACTCTTTCACGAAGTGGAACAGGTACTCGTGTGAGGTCGTCGCACGATCCTTGCAGCTCTCGGGCATGGCGGCTGGCTTATGCCAGATGATGTCTCGGCGAAGTATCCACCCGGCATCCTGTAGCATGAGCGCGAGACGCCAGGGCTGACCGATCAGCGACTTGGGTTGCAGGCTGCCACACGATCCAGGCACGCGGTTGGGCTGGGTCTCCGGCCCCTGAAACTCCTTGCCCTGCGTGCCACCGCCCGGCTTTCTGGCTGCTCCAGCTCCAGTGCAGTAGGAGTCGCCCATGTTGACCCACATCGTGCCGGACGGCTTCAGGACGCGCCAGCACTCGGCGAACACCTCCGCGAGGTGCCCCATGAACTCCTGGAGGGTCGGTTCAAGCCCAATCTGCCCATCAACGCCATAGTCACGGAGCCCCCAGTAGGGAGGGCTTGTCACGATGCAGTCTACGGACTCGGGTTCAAGCGCGCGTAGCCCTTCGAGAGCGTGGCAGTTCATCAGCTCAAACATGGGAACCAACCTCGATGGCGCGGGCGCGTCGGCTGCGATTGTAGTACTTCTTGCCACGATGCACGGGCACCAGGCGAACCTCACCGTTGGCCAGCTTTTCCATGTCCGGCTCGGGCAACCAGTCATAGTCAGTGTTGGTGACAATCCAATGGCCTGGCCCTTCCTCCGCGCTCTTCTTGACCAGCCCTGGAAAGAGCGGCCAGTATGCCAGAGCATCGATCCAGCACACGACATCCCCGCCCCAGGACTCAGGCTCCCACCCGTAGGCAACGACTTGTGAGCACCCCGCAGGCACCCGGAAGGGGCCGCTCATTCTGGCTCACCCCCATCGGGCCGCTTCAGACGGAGCTTCAGCGACGCCAGCAGGCCGGGATGGCGGCGGGCAACCTTTGAGGTGTTATCCTCAAGAGCGTCGGCAACCACGGCAGCCCGCAGAACGTCCCGCAGGTTGTCCTCTGAATCAACGGGGAGGAAGGCATGAATGGCGACTTGCCCCTTGCCAACCTCTTCGAAGATGAAGAAGCAAGTGCAGCCGTCCGGAAGGAACTCTATCAGCTCCTCTTTGGTGGTCTCGCCCACCCACATGTGGGTCTTCTTTGCCATCAGCTGCCACCTCGCAAGGAGTTGGCGGTGGGATCGACGATGTGGACGCTGCTCCCGTCGACCTCAAAGTCGGAGATCCCGCCCCATGGAGCGACCAGAATGAAGTGGCGTATGCCGTCCTGGGCGTATCGGCGTACCTGAGCATAGACAGCCGCGCGGTCGGTGTGCTTCACCTTGCACTCGATTCCTAGCTTCAGGTCGCCCTGCTCCAAAAGAAAGTCGATCCTGCTACGGCTGGTCAGCTTGTACTCGCGGTGCACGGTGACACCCACCAAATGCTCATCGAAAAGGCGCCGGATCGCGAGTTGCATATCCGCCTCGCTGGTGACCGGGAGAATCGCCCTCTCCAGGATCGACTTCACGACAGCGACGAGTCCCTCTGGAGCCTTGAACTCCGGCACCGCTTCCCCGATCTGGGTCAAGTAAGCAGCGGCCATAGCTCTCAAGCGGTCGGACGAAGGGCCAACGTCGTCCAGGATCATGTCGGAGGGGGCCTTCCCTTCGATCACGCCCATGTGTTGCTCCTTCTTGATGCCAAGGGTTTCGATCATGGGCGGGTCGGCTCCGTCCTGAACCGTCAAGAAGTAGGCATTCACCTGCTTCGTCTGGCCCGGACGGGCAACCCTCCCGATGACCTGGTCCATGACGTGCGGAGACCAATCAAGCTCGCCAAAGACCACATTGCTGCACACGCTCTGCAAGCCATCAATACCGGCCCCAGAGCGCAGGGAAAGGATCAGGATTTTCGCCTGACCTTCCATAAATAACCGTTTCGACTGCTCCTTTTGGGCGGGTGACTCAGATCCCGTGATCATCTGATAGGGGCAGTGGGCGGCGTCCAATTGCTTCTGCCAGATGGAGTAGACCTCGCGGTGCCACCCGACCAGAATGACCGGCTCCCCGCTGTTCACAATGCCAAGCGCGAACGAGCACGCGGCCCGGGCCTTTGCTACACCCGTGAGTCGGCGCAAGAGGTAATCGAACTTCCGCGCACTCTCGCTGGACTCGCCCACCTTATTGCTCAGCACGCTCAGAGCGAGCTGCTTCATGATGTCCCGCGACGCCTTTAGGCTCTCTAGGTCGGAGTCGAGCGTGATCGTATCTCGCATGATCTCGCCTTTGTAGGGCAGCTCTCGGCGAAGCATCAGGCCGCGCGAACGAAGGTAGCTGCTCAGGGCGTCGGCGTGCTCGACAATCCCACTGTAGTTGGCCCACTCGGATGTGAAATCGCAAAAGCGGCCGAGCGACTCGGGTGAGATCACGTCGAGAACTGACCAGATTTCCGCGCCCATGTTGTAAATAGGCGTCGCGCTGAGGCCCACAGCCCGCTCGGCGGCGGAGCTGATCGCTCGGGCGGCGGCGCGCTTGTCGGTGCCTTGGTGGCGCAACTCTTGGACCTCATCGAAGACGACAGTCTTGATCTTGGTAGCCTGCTCCAGAGCATCCGACCCGGTGTACAGTCGGGCGTAGCTGATCACGTAGAAGTCAGCTTGCCAAACGGGGGAATGCTTGGAACGCAGCACGCAGACCTTGGCGTCAGGCAAGAACCGCTGAATCCGTTGGGCCCACTGGGTCACCAGGTGAGACTGACAAACCACAAGGGCCGGGCGGGCACCTTGATCGATGCACGCGAGAAGCCCCGATTCCGTCTTCCCCTTCCCTACTGGGTCGGCAAGGAGGGTCCGGTCGACCGTAGAGATGAAGTTGTAGAACGCCTTCTGGTAGTCATAGGGCTCGTAAGCCGGCTTCAGCTGAGTGCCCGAGATCTCCAGCAGGGTGTTTTGATCTGCCGTTGCGGCCGCAGCGAGCCTGCGCTCGTGCTCGGCGTGCAGGGATTCGAGCTCGCGGGCGACCTCCGCACTCATCCGCAGGTGATAGCGCATGGCGAACCAGCGGAGATTGACCCCGGTGTCGACGGTGATCGTCATGATGAGCGGCATCTTGCCGAAGACGCCATTCCCAGGGTATGGGCGGGCACCTTTGAAGCAGGCTCGCGCCATCAGCATCACGTATGGGGCGGCATCCAGTACGAACTTGTCGCCAAACAGAGCGATATGGCCCTCAAACGGGCGGTCAGCGGCAAGAGCGCTCATCCGACCCTCCGTGCGTCGCGCACCTTGAGGTCGGCGCAGTTGGCGAGGACAAGAGCCTCGGCCAGCGGTGGGCACACTGAGTTTCCCACCAGGCGGATCTGCTCTGACTTGGTGATTACCTCCCCAGCTGCTCCGCGATCGATAATGTAGCCGGGGCGGAAGCCTTGGCAGAGGTACAGTTCTCGCGGGGTCAGCATCCGCATCAGGATGTCGGCGATGTAGTAGGTGGTCTGCTCAATCTCGACTGTGACCAACCCAAACCGATCGCGCGTGCTGATGGTGTTCAGAGGGGCGTCAACCTGCTGTCCGACCGCCGTCCCGTTGTACTGGGCGATCAAGCTGGCAACGAGAGCGGCCTTGCCTCCACCTTCCGTCGTGATCGTTCCGAGGGGACTGTCTGCGGATTGCCCCGTGCTTGTGTCGCAGAAACCCCCGTTGTTCTGGGCCAGAAAGGCCACCGTCAGGGCGTGGCGGTTCTCCGTGGTCTGAGTCGCCAGCGGGCCGTCAAGAGCTTGGCCCCGGACCGCGGCACCCGGCTTGTCGCCGTAGTACGTGCCCAGGATCGGAGCGACCAACGTCTGCTCTGCCTTGGTTGTTGTTGTCGGCAGCGGATTGTCCACCGAGACGACTCCAGAGCCCCAGCGTCCTACGGACTGGTTGGCAATGCTGACGAGGAACGGCTTCCTAGCCTTGAGGACGAACTTCTCGACGCCTCGAGCGACACGACGGAGCGTGTTCTCGGCGAGGGGCCGCTGTGGCCTCGACACCCCGTTCGCCTTGGCCCAGATGCCAGCTTCTTCGCGGGTGGCGAAGATTGAGCACATGGGGACCGACCAGTCGATGCAGTCAGCCACGCAGCGGTAGGGCCGCTTGCCGGGGCCATGAGTCGGCTCGGGCCAGATGATGGCCTGGCCGTCGCATCTCGCGATCAGGAACAGCCGCTTGCGGATCGTCGGCGCACCGTAGTCACAGGCGCGAAGCTCCCGCCATTCCACGATGTAGCCCATGGCTCGGAGCAGGTTGACGAACTTGCGGAACGTGCGGCCCCGTCGCTTCGGGCACGGCCTGAGCATGTCGGCCTTGCCAATAAGAGGCCCCCACTGGGCAAACTCTTCAACGTTTTCCAGCATGATGACGCGAGGGCGCACCTGAGCGGCCCAGCGCACCACGACCCAGGCAAGAGCGCGACGCTTCTTGTTGGCGTGCCTGATCGGCTTGCGCCCTCGGGCTTTTGAATGAAAAGTACAGTCCGGACTGGCCCAAAGCAGGGCAGGGCGACGACCGTCGCACACCTGGCGCGGATCGACCTCGAACACGTCCGAGACGTAGTGCTTGGTCTGCGGGTGGTTGGCCTGGTGAAGACTCACCGCAGTGGCGTTGTGGTTGATGGCGATATCGACCTGCCGACCGAGAGCCTCCTCTATGCCGGAACTGGCACCACCGCCCCCGGCGAAGAGATCCACGATGAGCTCGTCGTGAGTGTCGAGGAGGCCCTGAGAGAAGAGGCTCACCTGCCCACCTCCTTCAAATCGAGTTGCTGCAGGGCAGCCCGGCGCATTTCAACGGGGAGTTGCAGTAGCTCTATGAGCTGACCTACCCGCTCCCGGCTCATTGGGGGTACTCCCAAATCCAAAGGGACTTCAGCCCATGGATAGCCTCATTTGCGTAGCCCCTACCGCGCCTGCCCCAGTTGCCACCCTTGCCAGTGCTACCCGCCGCACTGGACACTTTCTTCCAGCCGTCCGTGCGATATATTTCTCCACCATGGAGGGCGTTGTGGCTGTAGGATACAGCAGCTCTGGGTCTCCAACACTCGTAACCTGGTGCGCAAACTTCTCGCCATAGCCGGATCATCACTCGATTCCAATGCTTGTTGCTGGCGCATAGCCGCGCTAGTTCAACGACCTCTTGAGTCTTGTATCCTGCAACGGGACCATGCACGATCGAGCAGGACATGGCCACAGCAACTAACTCCCCTGAGACCTCCAATGCGAAGGACTCGGTTCTGAACGGTCGGCGGCAGGGTCCCAGTTTGTGTTCCCACCTGATCAGCAGGTCGTTTGCCTGCTCTGTGGGAATCGGGTAGAGCCCAGCCATGGGCACGTCCAGAAGCCGCATCAGTTCAACTCCTCCGAGGCGAAAAGACTTGCGGCATTTGGGTACTCCCGACAAATGAGGTCAGCAGGAATCTCGGGGAATGGTTTGCGAACGCCGCCCATCTGTTTCATGAAGAACGGCACCCCTGCGGCTCGGCACTGGCCCCTGAGGCTCCGCGCCCAGTCCGGGTGCATCGGGCGGGCGTTCGGCCCGCTCTCTCCGCCAACGATGACCCAGTGAACCCCCATTTCCAAAGCGTTCCACTTTGCGCCGATCTCATCGTCAGATAAGCGTTTGTACCGCTGGTCCGATAGCTGCTCTGCGTAGCAGTGGGTGCATCCTTCAGATACCTTGGTGCATCCCCACCACAAGTTGAGCGTGGCGTCGCACCACTCGATAGCAGTCTGATCAGCCACGGTCGGCCTCCTCAAACTCGGCCTTGGCCTGGTCGAACGCCGCATTGATCTCAGCCGCCTTGGTTGGGTCACCTCCTCTGTCCGGGTGGTTCTCCATCATCAAAGCGCGGTGCTTTGCCCTGGCCTCTTCCAGCGTCTTGGGGTGCCCCAGAACTTCGCGCCAATCCTTTCCGGCTGGTAGCGCAGCAAAGGAGCCCATCATCTGGGCGGCGGTGAAAATCCCGTTCCGCTCCTGGGCGCGGATCGCTTTGATGTACTCAGCGATGCCAGCGAGGTTCTGAGCAGCGTCAGTAAATGCGTCGGCGCAGATGTGGTACTCCTTGCCGTCCAGGTCGAAGCTGACCGCCACCTCTGGCGAGAACGGCTTCGCATTGGCGAGGAACCGCCCACGTGCCCCGATGCTGGATGCAGGGACGTCAGCAAAGATCGTCAGGCTCTTCGTGCGGCAGGTGTGCCCACGCTTGGTGAATGCGTCCACCGCGACCTCAATACGCTCGGCGGCGGTTGCAAGGTTGACCTGGAACTGACCATTCTTGCGCTGTGCTGTTCGCGGCCTTCCTTCGGGCCAGCGGACTTGGTATTCGTGTTGGGTAATCATGGTTTTGGAAGTGAGGCCCCAGCCCTGGCGGATACTGACTAGGTAGCCAGGGACCGGGGTTGATGGTCAGCGGTTGAGCCCCTCTTGGGACTGGCCCGATTGGGTGATCTCGACCCCCTGCCCGATAGGCCGGGGGTCGGTCCAGAAGTCGTAGGCAAGGTAGACCAAGCCAACAAGGATAAGGAGGGCAAGCCACCTGCTTGGGGCACGGCCACCCTCCATGCCGCGCACGGTGTTGGTGTGGTGGAAGCTCTTCACGCGGATACCCCCGCCTTCTGCATCAGCAGGTCGCGCATGGCGAAGTAGGCTCGACCGCAGAGAGTCGCATCCTCAAGGGCGTCATGCCCTTCGTTCTCCCGTGCGGGGAGCCCCAGGACCAAAAGGCATTCGTTCAGGCTGACCTTCTTTGCGTCGGGCCAGACGAACTTTGCCATCTGCTTGGTGCAAATCCAGATCGGGCCGAGCGGGCATCCCTCGTAGACGCTGGTGTTTCGCGCCAGCTTGTCCTCGTAGAACATCATGTCGAAACTGGCCTTGTGGGCCACACAGGGTAGCCCTTCCAGCCGGTTCACCTTGACCCACTCGCCGAGCTGGTGCATGGCATCTTTCTGGCTGAGCGCATCGTCGGGGAATAGCCTTCTCAAGACGCCTTCCATCCCGCCCGCAAGGTCGAGCCCTTGGACCTCCAGCGCTTCAACGCTGATCTTGGTTTTAGAGCTCGGCCGGATCCGGCAGGAGAAGACTTCTCCGGTCGGCTCACCATCCTCAAGGACCACACAAGCCAGGGCCATCGGATCGTCGTAGGTGGTAATGCCAGTGGTCTCGAAGTCCACCGCAACTATTCTGCGCGGGAGGAACACGCTCACTGGGCACGCTCCTCGCCAGCCTTCTTCGCCGCCACTTCCAGGAGCTTCTTGATCCCGCCACCGTCCAGGGCTTCAATGCACTGAGCGTAAAGCCCCACGCTGACCCAGAAATCCCGGATCGAAAGCCCCTTTTCAGCCTTTGTCTTGAGTAGCCCGCAGATGGACGCCCCATGCTCTGACCCGGGAGACTTCGGCGTGTAGCCCTTGCCACCACCGCCCCACTTGCCGCCACCGCCGCCGCCCCCAGAACTGGGAACGGAACCGATGAACTCAAGCCGATCCTCGCCGTTATAGCTGTCCGCCTTACCCTTGATGACCAAAGCAGGGATGACGGTGCCCTCGGTGATTTCGCCGCCGATCGTGTCCACCGTGCGCTTGAAGAGCTTAACGGTGCGCTGGATGTCCACCGCATCCTTGAACTTGACCGTCCAACAGGTCTTCGCCGGGTTGACAAAGACGCTGTGCAGGGTCACGTTCTGCAGGGTGAACTCACACCCATCAACCCAATCGTGTGCGCTCATTCCAGTCCTCCAACGACTTCGCGCAGGACTGAGAGCATCCTGTAGAACTCGGAGTCGGTGAAGAAGGTGGGATCGCCGTCCACGATGCCAAATGTTTGGAGCACGGGCGGTACTTCACCCTCCGCGCTGACCATAAGCCCCTTGACTGCGAATGGCTCACCCGTCTCGCGGTCCTCTCGATCTTCCGTATGCTTCGACACACAGAGGGAAAGCGTGTGTGTGTCGAGGTTCCACGGCCCAGCCATGACACTTCGCCCAAAGTTGGGACTACATACGAAAAGGAGATGCTGAATGGCAGCAAGGGAGCCCGACCGGGCATGCTGCTCGGCCCTGCCCTTGACCATCTCCTTAAGAGGCCCCTCAGAGATAGTGTCCCCAGTGGTCACGTTACGGGCCCGGAACCGATTACCCGGCATGTCGTCGATAGCGGCTAGGGTGTACGCAGAGTAGCCCTTGAGACAGAGCAGGTTCCCGCGCCACTCGGTAGCCAGGTTCAGAACTCGGCGAGTGGAAGGGTAGGAAACAGCCATCAGCACCCCTCCTGAGAAAACTCTTCGTCGTGGTGGCCGGCGCGTTCGCGGGCATATTTCTCGCGAATCTCCTTTCGACGCTCGTCGTGCATCGCCTTTGTTGCGTCGGCAGCACCCGCATGGTAGGCCGCGCTCGTGATTGCCAGGATCGCGGTGTGGAGGTCGTGCTCAAGGACGTTGCCCTTGAATCCGTAGTGCTCCCGGCAGAACTCGCGCCATGCCTCAAGGTCACCCTTGCAATCCCGGAGGGCCTGGATGACCTTCTCGGAGAACTCGCACTGCCCGGCGAAGGTGAGAATGCGGGGCTTGCCCCCGGTTGTCGATCTGAGTTGCGGAGCACGCGGGGCTCCTAATTGATTGTTGACCATCGTTGTCCTCGTGGCCCGGTTTCAGCGGGTCACAAGAGACATTATAGGCCGACTCTTACAAAAATATCAGCATTGTCAGGATAATTTCAGAAAAAAGTCTTGGGACGCAGTCCGTCGGCGTACTCGCGAAGCACAATTGCGCCGTCGGATTCCTTCCTAACCACCGCCACGCAGACCCCCTTGATGTTCCATCCAGAGGACGGGATGCACTCAAAATCTGGGTTGAGAGGGCACAGTTCCACGACCTCCCCCTTTCGGCGGACTTGCTTGACGGTGTCGTCTCCCGCATTGAAGGCATGCACCACATGACCAACCTCCCACTGGCGCGCCTCGAAGATGGCGAAGTCCCAAGGCAGGAGCGCGGGCTCCATGCTCAGACCGGACACGACACGACCCCATCGCTCGTGTGAGTTGCCCCAGTCGCGCATCTCGTACCACTCAACAACGTCACCCGCTAGGTTCGCGGCGGGGCCAGCGTTGATCGCTCCGTAGATAGGGACCATGCGCGTGGCCCCTCTGTGGACGGCTCTGTCTGTGGGGCCCAGATTCATAGGGCCGACACCATGCAGTAGCCACTCTTCGGAGACGCTGAGTGCCGCTGCGAGCAAGCCTAGGTATTCAGACTTGGGGTCATGTTTTCCGTGGACCCAGTTGTTAATGCGCGACTGCGACAGGCCTGTCGCAGTCGCGAGGTCCACTATCCTCATCGGTCGCCTTGCGCGAAGGGCTTCGCCCAGCCGTAGACCTACTTCACCTGCCATCAGAAGCATAGTTTCAGAAAAAATGCTTGTCAATCTGATATTTTCATCAGATATGGAGTATTGTAGGAGCATGCCGAATGGAAGACCACCCGCAATTCTGCCGGATCAGCACGCTACATTTGCTGGTTTGTGTCGCGCGGGGTTCACCGACGAAGAGTTGGCGGCGCGGTACCGCATGACCGCGAGGAGCGCACAGAGCTACCGAAAGAAGCTCGCGCCAGAGACTTCAAAGAGGAAGGCGCGGGGGGCCGTTGCTGAAACCAACGACCCCGAAGCCCCTCCCTCTCACGAGGACGTTTCGGAAGAGGCCGCACCCAGTGTAGCCCAATCCGCCTGACGCGGGGAGCCCCCGCACACGAGGACACAAGAATGAAGAAGAAAGCATCGAAGGATTTGACCCCGGCCCCAGAGGGGCCAAAACTCATTGCCCGAATGAAGGGCTACAAGGCTACCGACAAGGACATGAAATGTCGTGGCTTCCAGTTTGAGTTGGGCCAGTGGTATGAGCATGAAGGCGACCTTGTGGAATGCCAGTCGGGATTCCACTTCTGCGAGCACCCCAGCGGAGTCTGGGCTTACTATTCCGAGACATCGACCCGTGTATTTGAGGTCGAGGCGGAACTGATCCTGGAAACCGCGCCGTCACCTGGGGCCGATAGGAAGCGCGTGTCCAAGCGAATCCGATTCATCCAGGAGATCACGCCGGGGCTTAAGGGGAGTGACCCGTCGAACACCGGGTACGGGAACACCGGGAACGGGAACACCGGGAACGAGAACACCGGGTACGGGAACACCGGGAACAGGAACACCGGGAACAGGAACACCGGGAACGGGAACACCGGGAACGAGAACACCGGGTACGAGAACACCGGGTACAGGAACACCGGGAACAGGAACACCGGGAACGAGAACACCGGGGACAGGAACACCGGGTACGGGAACACCGGGAACAGGAACACCGGGAACAGGAACACCGGGGACAGGAACACCGGGTACGGGAACACCGGGTACGGGAACACCGGGGACAGGAACACCGGGAACAGGAACACCGGGGACAGGAACACCGGGTACGGGAACACCGGGAACGGGAACACCGGGGACGGGAATGCGACGAACCACTCAGCTGGATTCTTCTGCGTTGAGGAGCCAACCATGCTCTGCTTCGATGTTGATTCTGGGCTTACTCGTGCCCAATTTACTGCTCGATTCCCTGATTATTGGAATCTGTGCGATGCGCTTAGAAAGCCCAGTGAGATCAATTTCGAGGACTGGAAGCACATCCCAGGAATCACTCCCGAAAAGCTCGCGGCTCTGCATGAGAAGCACCTTAAAGGAGGGGTTAAGTGAGCCTCAGTATCAAGATCGTCAGGACCGACGATCAGTCGGCGGCTATGGCGCTTTTTACCATCAGTTGCATGGCCTTCTTCATCGGGACGGTGGCGTCAACCTCGGTACGAACGCCCTGGGAGAAAGAGCAGGAGCGAGAGGTCAAGTTGATCTCGGTTACCTATTCCAGCGGGGAAGTGCAGGACTTCCGGGCGGAGGTTCAGCGGTGAGAATGATCGACATCGATGCCCGTGAAGCACTGAGGGGCATGTCGCCCGAGCAGAAGTGGGAAAGGGCACGCTCGATTGCTGACGCTGAGGCCATGCAATCTGGGCAGGAGACTCTAACGGTTCTTTCGGGAAACATGACGCCCGACCAGGCCAATTTCATCCGCCCCAAGTGCCTTCCGTGGTTCTTCGTTCGCATTCCTGAGCACACATTCCTCATCGGCCTTTGCGATCAGCGTAGGCGCCCGTGCCGTTGGTGGCACATGCTGGGCCGCTCCTACCGGATCACAGTCTTCACCAGTGATGGTGAAATGCTCCTGAGCTGCCAGCCGAATGAGCCCAAGCCGCTGTGGAAACACTGGCGCGACGATGAGCGCAAGCGGGCGTTTGTGATGGATTTCATTCGAGTCCTTGCGGAGGGCCTGGGTCATGAGTGACGCCCCTGCCATCCCCGGCTTAAGTGTTGCAACGTTGCTCCATGTAGGCGACTTGCTCACGCACGAGCCCTCGGGCCTTAACGGAATCTTGGTTGCTGGTAACCCGTCGTCGGGGGTCTTCACCCTTATGACGGCGGCTTCCAACCTGGTGATGGTCCAAATCGGGCTCCTTGACTTCGGCATGTGGTGGAGATTAGAGCGCGGCGGCGATGTCATCAAGCAAGCGACCCACGACCCGAAGCTGCTCCGCCAGGGCATTGTCCGCGAGAAGGAGGGCCGCTGATGTTCCGTTCTGGCCTTGATACCCTGATCGTTCTGGGGTTCGGCTTTGTGGCTCTCGTGCTGGTGCTGTGGCTCTCGCGTCCCGACGAGCAGTATCCCGAAGGGTACGACCCCGAGGATCACCCGAAGGGGCCAGGTGAGCACTCATGAGCGACTGGATGGATCTGCTCACACCTGAGACCCGCGCGCGCTTTGAGGCGTTCTTGGACGGACACAAAATGCCGGATTACCCGGTCCCAGATCGGGAGCCATACGTGGGCCTGCCTCCAGCCCCTCTGGGGAAGCGTGGCCCTGCCGCGGAGCGGGATTGGGATTCCCTTTTGAACGAAGTGCACCGCTTGGTTTTGGGTGGCAAGAAGGTCTACACGGCTGCCCGTAAGGTAGCGGAGCAGTGCAAGTGTTCGCCCGATACCCTTGCGAATAGGTACTACGCCCGCCGCATTACTGCCAACAGTTTGGGCGACCAGCCCCATCACCAAAAGCTGGTCAGTTAGGAGTGAAACATCATGCCAATTAAACTCGCGACATTCTTCATGAAGGCGGGGGGAGACCTCGCCAGATCAGCCGTTCTCGAAGCCATTGTAAAGGCTTCTATCGACTGTGACCAACTCGAATTGGAGCCCTTGCGCACCTCGCTCAACATGACTCCAGAGGGCATGGCTGAGGCCCTGGGTTACCTTGCCGAAAAGGGGTACCTCCAGCCCGTCACCGATGAGGCTGCAGGGGACGTGCCTTGGGACAATGTGACGCACATCAGCCCTGTAACCCTGGTATCCCGCGTGCGCTACACGATCCGCGCCCAAGCAGCTTTTGATTTCGCTGACAAGAAGGCGAAGGCCGCTATGGTGGGGGAACCCGAACCGTTCACTGACAGGCACGGGAATGTGTACGTGGCCATCGTGAGCAATCGCCGCGCCCCGGACGGGAAGACCTTTGACGGCACCTTTGTCCTGACCATTACCAAAGACACGCCCGAGGGGGATCAGCTCTTCCTTAAGGACGGGTTCGAGTCGCCGACCGCTGCCTGGGACGTGTGGGAGGACTACATCGCCATAGCGAAGCAAGAACTCGACATCATCTTGTGGGCCACGACTGCCCTCATTCCGAAGCACGACGAGCCCAGCGGCACCTACTTCGTGCATTTGGACGCCGAGACGTTCCCTGTGTTCTGGGCTGCGACCGAAGAGGTCACGGACGGCACCTGGGCTTACCCGGGTGAGGACGCCATCCAGCACCAGGGCGGCACAGTCTATGGGCTTGCTCCTGGCGGAGATTACGCGGGACATCGCTGGCCCGGCCTTGAGCCCATCGAAGTCGATCCTACTGACGACGAAGAAGACCTCGACCCTCTGCCGGATGCCAAGCACACTGCTGACGTGTCCACGACCCTTGGCTGGATGCACGTGCGAATCAGTGACGCGCCGGAGGGCTCTGGGCATATCTGGGAGGCCTGGATCACGGGTGAGGGCTTGAAGAGTCCCATCAAGCAGACGTTCAAGGCCGAGCCCATGCCGGAGAGCGACGAGGCCCTGGGAGCGTATGCGACCGAGCACTTCGTCCCCATCTTCCTGCGCGAGATCAAAGCCCAGGGCTGAGGCCCATGACCACCGGGGCCTCTCAGGGATGAGGGGCCCATTCCACGAGAATGAGAAACCCACGCTACCGAACGATCAAGCCCGATCTGGGCGATTCCCGCGATATTGCGAAGGTATCCCGCGAGGCGCGGTACTTCTTCGTCCTCCTGCTGTGCTGGCTGGATGATGAGGGTCGTGCCGAGTGGTCTCCCAAGCTCTACTCCGGCCTCATGTATGCCCATGACGAGGATGTCGATGCGAAGTCCTTGAATGGTTGGATGCGCGAGTGCGTTGCAGCAGGGCTCCTTATTCACTACGCGGTGGATGGAGAAGAGTACGTCGCAGCCCCCAACTTCACGAAGCACCAGAAGGTTGAACGCGCAACCCCCTCAGAGTTCCCTGCTCCGCCGACTCACCGACACCTCGACGAGGACTCACCGAAGCCGCAGGAACCCCTCGGCGACGATTCGCCGCATCCTCACCGAGGGCTCACCGAGGGCTCACCGACACCTCACCGACACCTCGACGAGGACTCACCGACTAGAGAAGGAGTAGGAGTAGGAGTAGGAAAGAGAGAAGGAGATAAGCTAGCTAGCCAGCCCGCGCGAGGGGATCATCCTGCGGATCAGCACTTCGAAGGGTTCTTCCGGATCCCAGCCTGTCAGAGGGCTCGGAAGACGGCAGATGATGAACCGATGCTGGACGGCTTGCGGATGGCGTTCGACGCCATCCGGCCCCATGTTGAGAACTCCCAGGACTGGCCTGGGTGGTCGGACTTCCTCGAACGGTTCGTTGAGTCGCTCATCCCAGACCGTTCCCTGGGCAAGAACTCGGTGTTTGCGGCAACCCCCGGCATGGTGCTCAGGGAGCGGTTTGGGCGGTTCCTTGCGAGTCTGCCTGCTCCGAAGTCTGGACCCCGGCCTGGCGCGGGGATCGACTGGGACGCCATTGCCAAGGGGCTGGATGGTGAGGCGGCATGAGCGAAGCCATCATCAACCCCGATGCCAACATGTGCGACACGCTGGCCAAGGCCGTCGCGGATCTCTTCAAGCAGTTCCGGTCGGATGGTGTGATCACGGGAGCACCCAAGACGCAGCAGGAGGCGGCTGAGACGCATGAGTCCTGGGTGTCCCGGCTCAAGTCCAAGGCCATCGACGCTGGGACCGTGCGGGACTTTGCTGAGCATGTGAGCCAGTTCCCCCCACAGAAATGGCCCCCTTGTCAAGCGTTCTTCGACTGGAAAGCCACGGGCACAACGAAGTCCACCGGAGCCGCGAAGATGATTCCCTATGCTGAGTGCTACCCGATCAGCCGAGATTACGACGGGATAGAGTTTGAATGTGGTCACGGTTGGCGCGTGGGGCTTCTTCCTGCCACTTCAGCCGATGTGTGGGTGAGTGAACCCGCTCCGCGCCGAAGAGTGATCTTCAAAGGGGAAGAGGGCATGACTCCTGAGCAGCAGCTCAAAGAGTTCCTGCGGCACATTGGGCACCCGAAGGCGACCTTCCCCGGCTATCACCTGGGGCTCATGCTCGGCACGGTGGAGTTCCGGGCCTGGGAGCCTTCTCAAAAGCTCAAGCCCTGCAGCTGCGGTCATGCCGCTCAGAAGGTGGTGTGTTCTCACGTGGGACTGCAGATCATCCACTGCACCGAGTGCCTGGAGTCCACCGGCTGGATTCGCCCAGGTGGGCCCAAGACGGCGGAGGAGGTCTGGAACGGATGATTACGGCCGACTGTTTGGTTTCCTACCTGCCCCAACACGCCGCCCTCCGTGCCCAGTACCAACAATCCACGGGGCATCACGCAAAACTCCCAGATGCCGCATATGCGCCAGCCAGACGCGGCCCTGGGACTCAATCGGGAGGTGTGCGGGGAGCTCAGGCAATTCCGCGATCAGTGCGACAAGCATGGCCTCCCCCGGTCCCTCCAATCCTTTGTTGGCGACAAAGGCGCGATGGAGTAAAGCAAAACCTTTGGCTGGGGACGCTACAGCCGTCGCTAGGGCCGCATCACACTCGACTTTGCGTGTCCTCAAGTGATGAGCCAGCACTGCCAGCATTTGCCCGTAGGTGTCAACTTGATCGTTGGTGTAGCTCATTAACACCCTCCTCGGATTACGCGCAGTGCTGTTTCGAGGCAGTCAATCGGCGTAATGTAGTAGTCGCTTACCGAGTAGCGACCGAAAAGGGCCATATGGTCCGATCTCGTCTGAGCCTCAGTCTTGAGCAATTTATGCAGTTTGCGCTTATTGGTGACCACGTGAGCAGTTGTGTTGGCATCAGCCCATCCGCAATATCCCATGGGGATAACCTCATCAGCCACGGCTTGTGGCAGCGAGTAGTACACGCAGTCGTTGGCGTATTGCCCGATCTCGATGATAACGCGGTCCTGTTGTGTCGTGAGTGTGTTGTCCATTTGAGTTATCCTTTTCGCCCTCCCTGGGGCTACACAACTATTATACGCATAATCAAGGTCGAATCAAAACAAAATCAAGAGATAATCAAGAGATGCAACAGTATTTACAATTTTTGTCAGCTGCAAGAACGTCGAGAGCACAAGCGAAATGATGATCTGCTTGCTTCGCGACAAGATGACCAACGAGGTCGCGGCATGCGTGAAGAAGAACCGATACGGCTATGAGGCAATGCTGGACGGGTTGACCTTCGATTCTCAGTACGGAAAGTGGGTCGAGGGTGGCGCGTGAGGCACTGATGGCGGTCGCGATGGTTATGCAGTATGCACTTTTTGAGGTTGTCGCACAGGTGATTGAGTTGCCTCGGCCGGCAATGCGTCGCAAATCTGCAGCAGAGCCCGAGAGGCAGTATGTCCGGGCCGTGCGGATTGGGAAGAACGGCATACGGAGGGTGGCATAACCAGAGCCGAGCACGCTCAGGCAATCACCGCCAATGTGCTCGCATGGCGTGAGACGCAGAGCGCAAACTTTCGCGTGGCCACCCATAACCTCTCGACTCTTGAGTGTGTTTTTGTCGCGTGGAAGATCGGCATCATCAGTGCTCAGGAGCTTTCTATCGTCATCAAGCCCAGTGAGCGGCCCGCCATCGAGACTAGAATCACAATTTGGGCTCAGGAGTCGTTTTTATGAGTATGGGCACTGACATGGACTTGGTTCAAACCACGCAGCGGGGAGACTGTGACGCATTTGACCAGCTATGGCACCGCTACAAAGGCTTTGCCGCTGAGGCTGTTCGCCATATGCTCAGGACTGGCCCCGCGGGGATGGTTGAGGAGCTGGTGAATGACGCATTGCAGGAGATACGAACAAAGCTGTGGCGCGAGATCATGAGAATGGATATTCGCGACGATGGGAAGCTAAAGGACTTGTCGAAGTGGATCACGAAGGTCATCAAAAACAAGGCGATTGATCTCACGCACCGGAACCGGTACTACCGGGAGTTTGCTAACGCTCCGTTGCTTGACCATGCGGGTGTGACAGTTGATACTTTCGGGTGGGAGTGATGGCAGGGAGAACTTACGACGAAAGCACGATCCGGGAACTTCTCGCACGGATCGCCCACGGCGAGACTCTGAGTGCAATTTGCAGTGATGCCTCTCGATACCCGAGCAAGAGCACTGTTACCGAATGGGCATTGAACCAGTCAGGAGAGCACTCAGATTTTGCCGAACAGTACGCGCGTGCCCGGCTTATCCAAGCTCACGGAATGGCTGACGAAATCCGTGACATTGCCGACAACGGGCGAAACGACTGGATGCGAATGCATGACCCAGACAACCCTGGATGGAAGTACAACGGTGAAGCGGTGCAGCGTTCAAAGTTGCGGGTGGACACCTTGAAATGGCTTCTTGCCAAAGCCCTTCCCAAAATCTACGGGGATAAGATCGATGTCACAAGTGGCGGAGAAAGGCTCAATGGGGTTGCGTTCAATATCGCAGCCATTCCGTCTGAAAACTTAACCCAGGCTTTGGACCTATTGGGCCTTCCCCATGATTCCAACTCCAGCACAGATCAAAGCTGAACTTGCCCGGCGTGAGCGGTGGGAGGCTCCTCCCAGATGGCTTCATGCTGGGCAGATGCGTGTTTGGGAGTCCTCAGCCCAAAGGATTGTTGCTTGTGCGGGCACCCAGGGCGGCAAAACTGCGATTGAGGCCCCTTGGCTTTTGCGGGAGCTTGCTCGGTGTGCCCCGCTGATCTACGAGCAGGGCTTCGGTCGTGCCATTTACGGCGGGCCAACCATGACCCTCATGGGTAAACAGGCCATCCCAGACTTCAAGAGGCACTTTCTGCGCTTTGGGGAGTTTGTTGGCAGCCCTAGCCCTGTGTTCAAGTTCCACCGTCAAGGGCTTCTTGAGGTGTTTGGGTTCACGCATGCCGAGGTCACGGTGAACTTTGCCTACATGAATGATTCGAGCAACCTGGAATCCCTGACCGCATGCTGTGCGGTGGTCGATGAGGTGGGGCAGAAAGAAGCCAAACGCGAAAGCAACGAAGCCTTGAGCCGTCGCCTCCTGAAAGCCCGAACCGCCGGGTATGGCCGGTGCCTCTATGGCACGACGCCGTACACCTGGGATTGGTTCAAAGACGACCTTGTGGACAAGAATGGTCAGCACGGGATTGAGGTCATCAACTGGCCCAGTTGGATGAACCCGACAGTGAGCGAAGAAGTTTGCCGCGCCGAACTTGCAGCGGGGATGCCGCTTTGGAAGTGGGAGATGATGTACCTCGGCATGTTCACACGACCAGCGGGGCTCATCTACGATTGCTTTGATCCGATCCGCAACGTGTGCGAACGTTTTCCGATTCCACCAGACTGGAAGGTCTACCCCGGTGGCGACTTCGGCAACAATAACACCGCGTTCGTGCTCGTCGCAGAGTCCCCGTCGGGGGTGCTCTACCCTTGCTTCGAGTATCTAAGCCCGGAGGCGCGGACGGTTGACGAAAACACAGCAGCGGTTAAGGCTTCTGGGTATTCGTTGCGTCCTGGCGCAGCGGGCAGCCACCAGGAAGAAGGTTGGCGGGAAGCGTACCGGAAGAGCGGTTTGATGCTGGATGAACCGCCCTACTCGGGGCCAGGCTCGGTAGAAGTGCAGATCCAGTGCGTCTACGAAGCGCTCAAGACGGAGAACTTGATTATCCCCAGGGACATGGTTGGGCTTCTGGGTGAAATCAGCAGCTACAGCAGGGAACTGGATGACCACAACAACCCCACAGAACGGATTGCAAACAAAGCGACCTATCACAGGCTGGACGCACTTCGGAGCATCGTGACCAAGCTCCGTCCGCCAAAGGCAAGCGCATGGGGCACAAGTGAGGTCGGCATGGCTCTTGCGTTGGGGCTCGGTCCAAAGCAGGGGTAGGCTCGTATTTTAGGGCATGCGTCTCCCTTGGGTCAGCCGATCACAATCTGAGCAGAATATCAAGATGGCGGCCGAGGCTGCAGCTACCGCTGCTGTTGAGCGGATGCAAATCGCAAGCCAGCCGGTCAACAACCCATTGACCTCACAGGCCAGCCCCGCACACTCTGGGTGGCCCTTTGGTCTGGATTATCCGTGGCAGTTCTTCATCACCACCAACCCGCGCAAACCCCCGACGCGCACATACAGTGCCGATCAACTGAGGGCATGGGCTAAGTACCTCGACCCGCTTCGCTCGGTTATTGAATACCTCAAAACAGAAGTGGCTTCTACGCCTATCAAGTTTCAGCCCCGCGACCCTGACGCAGATCCTGGCGATGAGGTTACCAGGGCTATGGCGTGGGTCTCGGACACTGGCCCCCTGGGTGGCGCGCAGACCCGGCGTGTCTTCGAAGCAAAGTTCCTTGAGGACATGTTGGTCCTTGGCTCTTACGCCGTGTGGTATCAACATAGCCTCGGGAGCAAAGTGTTGTCATGCCATGCCATCGATGCCGCGACCATTATTCCCCGGGTGGACGCCCAGGGGTGGCCAGTTGAGGATTACCCTTTCGAGCAGTGGGTGCAGGGAGTGCAGATTGCCCGGTTTGAGCCCAAAGAAATCCGCGTTGACGGGCTTGTCCCTCAGACCGATAAGCCCTACTTTGAAAGTCTGGTGGAGATGTGCGTTCGCCCGGTTCTCGCCTTGCTAAACGTGGACAGTTGGAACGCTTCATGGCTAACCGAGGGGACCGCTAGAGGTGGCGACATCTTCACATTGCCGGACCTGTGGTCTGTTGAGCAGATCAAGCAGTTCAGCGACTATTACAACGCTTCGAGGGTGGCGCATTCAGAGCGTCAGCAGACTGCCTTTTTCCCTGGCGGGTCGCAAAAGCTGGGCGATTACTCTCGCCGGGATCAGGACTTTGCCGAGTTTGAGACGCAGATGGTCCGCCGAATCTGCTCCCTGTTCCAAGTCCAACCCGCAAGCATCGGGTATGTCGGTGAGCAGTACAAGACATCGCAGGACGGGGCTATGAAGTCAAGCCAACGCACGGGCGTCGGCCGGTTGCTGATGCTCCGAAAGGAGTTCTACGATGACCTGCTTCTGCGTCTCGGGTATGGCTCTATCGAGTGTGTGGACGTTGACGACGACCTGGACAAGCAGATGAAACTCTCCCAGCTCTTGACGACTGCTGCCGGTGGCGCATACATGACCCCCAATGAGGCAAGGAAGCGCGCAGGGCTTCCCCCGATTGAGGGCGGTGACGAGATTGCGCACGCCAAAGCCGCGCCTCACTAGAACCTCAAGACGACGACGAAGAAGGGCCAGAGGACTAGCCTCGTATTTTAGGGCATGGCTACCAAGACTATGCCCGTTCAGGTCATCCAGCGCGGTTTTGAGATCGAGCGCGTTGACAAAGAAGCCCGGACTGTTGCCGGGTACTGCTATCGCACGGCGGACTGTGGCGACGGCTGGGACATCCCCCGAGATGTGATGGAGGCCATGACCCCCGGCTACCTCGAATGGTCCAATGTGCGCGAGATGCATGGGAAGCGCGCCGTAGGTGTCAGCCGAGTCGAGTGGGACGACATTGGCTGCTTCATGACGGCTGAGATCGTGGACGATGAAGCATGGTCGAAGGTCGAGGCTGGCGTTTACAAAGGGTTCAGCATTGGGGTCAAGCCTTCCAAGGCAAAGAAGCTCGACAGTGGCGTTATGCGCGTCGTTACCGGCAAGTGGTTTGAAACCAGTTTGGTGGACCGCCCGGCCGATCCTGAGACCCGGTTTGAGCTTTGCCGCGCAGATGGCGATGGCGACGAAGTAGTCGAGGTGGAGGATACTGATGCGTCCTCCGAAGACACCCCCGTCGCAGAGCAGCCTGAAACTACCCCAGCAGAGACCCCAGCGGTAGAGGCGGAACGATGGGCCGCATGTCGTGGGGAGCTTGCTGACAAGATCAAGGATGCCGAGCCGATGACGCTTGCCCGGCAGGCATGGAACGTCCTGGACTCATTTGTGTGGGGCTTGTTCTACGGCGAGAGTCATGCTGCTCCAATCGAGGCAGAAGTGCGGGCCGCGTTTGACGACGTGCGTGACTACATTGCGCCGCTGCTCGGCAAACCCGACATCGACCGTGCAGAGTCCGGGTCACTGCCCACCACGATTGCTCACTACTTTGCAGGAGAACTTGTGAGCCGTGCGGAAACGGAGCGCGATGAGGCGAAGGCCGAGGTGGCCCGGCTGCAGGCATTGATCGACGTGACGCCCAACCCAGACCAGACGAAGCCCCAAAAGATTACCGCCACTCACCTCATTCGGCAGTTCTCGGAAAGCATCAAGCCGGACGAGGACAAGCGCGAAACAGCGCGCGCGGAGATCAATCGCATCCTCAGTGGGCTCAATGATGAAAGCACCGACGATGAGCGGACGAGGGCATCAGTGCGCATCGACCAGCTCAAGCGCGAAGGGGGGCTTTGATCCGCCTCGTATTTTAGGGTAAGGCGGCAGACGGCAGCCTCAAACTAGAGAGACATTACAGAGATGAACATTGCAGCACTAGGAATCAATCCTTCTGAAATCCAACCTCTGCGGCTTGATCCTCAGGACTACGGGGCTCATCTGCAGGTCGAAAGCCAACAGATTCTCACCCGAGGGTTCACCGCTGACGACCTCGCCGCCCTTGAGCGTGGCGATTTCAACGACACTCAGGCACAGGCGATGTTTGCGCAAATCATGCGCGGCATCACTAGCTCGATGACCGCTTTCCCGGTTCGCGAGAACCTTGAGGAACAGGCTCGCGCTTTGATCCCGGTGGACACCCCGCTCCGGAATCTGCTTCCGCGTAAGCCTGGGGCTGGCACCAGCGTCAACACGCGGGTGATTACCTCGTTTGGCACTGGGCTGGGCACCGCGACGACCACGAGTGGCACCACCAACGCCGCAAACACCCTTGTTGTGAGCAACACGGCTGGGTTCTTTGTGGGTGAATCGATCTTGGTCAACGGTTCGACGGCTTATGGCCCAATCACCGCAAAGACTGCAACGGTTCTGACGTTTGCCTCTGGGCCGTCACTGAACTCGCAGACTAGTGGCCAGGCAGTCATCAAGACTTCGGACTATGATCCTGAGAGCACGACCGCCCTGCAGTCGTTCTTCGCGGAAACCGGCGCGCCCGAAGAGGCAACGACTGTTTACGCCAACCGCCAGTTCAACTACAAGCTGATGGGCCAACTTGGCTCCGTCACTCAGTTCGCTATGGCGACGGGCGCCAACTTCATGCACCAAATGGCCTTGGAGAAGACGAACGCGCTCAAGCGAGTCATGCGGCTTGAGGAGTTCAGCCTGCTTCATGGTGACTCAACTGCGACCAACAAGCCCTGGGGCGACGGCAGCACGGCTCTGTCCTTTGATGGCATCCTGAAGCTTGTCACGGGTGGCGCAGCGTCGGCGAATATTCAGACTAGCGTTGGGGCGTTGACTCTTGCCCACATCGACCAGCAGCTTACGCGGGTCTGGAACAATGGCGGCTTCGGTCAGTACCTACTCATCAGCGCGCAGGAAGCAAAGAGCCTGAGCAAGCTCGCTCAATCGGGATCGAACAATATTCGATTCATGATTAAGAACGAGGGCGCGACGCTGGGTGTGTCGGTCACGGGTTACGTCCATCCGATCACGCAAGAGGTCATCCCCGTCAAGGTGTCCCGGTTCCTCCCGGCTGGCACGATGGTGTTTGGCTCGATGACTGTCGCAGATGGCACCCCCGCTGCTCAGGTCAGCGTTCTGCCGCAGGTGCAACTCCCCGAGCTTGCTCCGAATGACAATATCCAGGGCTACGTTGCTCAGGAGATCGCTCCGGCGGTCGCTTCGCCGCAGAGGTTCAGCTTCTTGGTTTCGGTTTACGAAACTCTGCAGGTCATGAACTACAGCGCGTTCGCGATCTCAACTGGCGTCACCTCAGCCTAAACCCCTGGCCCATAGAGAAGTAGCCCCGGCCTAAAAAACCGGGGCGTTCTCGTATTTGAGGGTATGGCATTCCCAGCATTACTCCAAACTGGTCCCTTCGCCCCGAGCTCCTTCGAAGGCATTGCCCACAAAGAAGTGGCCGTGGAGACTGAAAAACACCTTTTTGTTCCTGGCATGACCGAGATGAAAGCGATCTTCCTTGACCGCCACATCCAGCACGAAATGGAAGTCACGCGCAACGTGCCGTTCCTGGACCCTGGCCGCGAGGTGGAATACCGCCCTGTCGTTTTCCCCGCGCTCCATGTTGAGTATTCGGACGAGGGTGCATGCATCTACCGCTCTGAGCACTGCAATGGTGGCGTGTGGCAGGTGGGCATGGTTGTTCAGGTCTTCGGTGTGTTTAATGACCTCAATGCTGAAACACCTGCGGCGGCGCCCGCCCGAGCCCGCAAGAAGTAAGAGCGATGCCAGCCCCCGCCTCGTCAGATGTCGTAGCCTTCCTGTCCGCCCAATGTGGTGTCACCGTCACAACAAGTCAGGTCGAGGCTCAGCTTGCGCTTGCAATCGCGGACGCTTCGCGTCTCACGGGCTACCGTCCAATTGTGGGGGCGGAGGGGACGAAGAAGGTCATGGCTCGGGCTCGGGTTGTCCTGCCCACAGGGCTTTATGGTGACATCGCCGTCACCGACTTTTACGGGTCCGCGCTTTCGCTGGAAACCCATTACCGGCTGTGGCCTGTAGAGGCCGGGGCTTCCGGGCAGCCTTACGAATGGTTGCAGTGGCTGACACCTTTGGCCCCTAGCGCGCCAATTAATGTGACGGGCACGTGGGGCCTTGCTGACGATTGGCCTGATGACCTCTTCCAAGCCGTTGTGAACTATGCGGCTGGGCGAACACTTGAGGCGATCAGGCAGGGCAGAATTGCCGGGGAAGGTGTGTCGTGGCGCGAAGCTGATGCCGCACGCGATTCGGGAGGCACACTCGGCGCGGCCAATGAATCTGCGCTTGCTGGTGGCAGCCTCATCGCGGCGGCCAACGCAGTCTTTGACAACTATTCGAGGGCTGTGGTCTATGCCTAACGTGTACCAGTTGGATGCGGCTCAGACCGCGCTCTACAACGCGAGGGTGGATTGCTACCGCCCATTGAACGCGCAGGAGAATCCGGCGCGGCCTGGGATGATCCTCGATCAGGACTGGGAGGCAACCCCCTATTACTCGGGCGTTCCATGCTACCGCCAATCCACGCCGGACACGACCACCCCCGGAATTGCGGGCCGGTCAACAACGGACATCATGGACACCGCCGACTACTTTCATCTTCCTCTGACTTATCTGGACGAGGGTGGCGATCAGCAACCTATCCGAGTGGGTGGGAACTGGCGATTCGTCTATACCACTCCCGACACGCCGAACAATCAGGATTCTGGGCTTGTGTTTGTAAGCATCGGGCAAGCCTATCCCAAACCCCGCTTTGCCAAGAAGCAGGTCATCCGCGTGAGGTATGCCAACCCGTGAGCACGGTAGACATGTCGGTGCTGCACCAGGTTGGCGTTGAGATGCGGGACGCGTGTCTTGACGTGTGGCCATGGCTTGCACCGATGGTGGCGATGGACACGCAGTTGGCCCGGCTCAACTGGCGCGAAATCTTAAACCGCATCGCAGCAGGAGAGGACAACAACGGGATATTTGCCCAACCTTACGTGTGCGTGGAACTCGGGTCCACGATCGAAACCACCGATGCCCCAATTAACAGCTTCGCATTTGATGTGCCAGTCATGATCGGGCTCATTACAGCGTTGAAGCCGGTGAGCACCACAGTTGCATCCACTGTGGGCGCAGGGACCACATTTGCAGTTGCTGACCCTTCAAACATCATGCCGGGCATCGAGATGATGGTTGGTACATCAGTGGTTGAGGTCGCTTCCGTGTCGGGCAGTACTGTCACTTTGGCGTCTGCTCACGGCGGATTCACTAGCGGGGCCACAGTGAAGACTATGGAGGTGCAGGGCGAGATCAGTGAGGCCCTTGAGAAGCTTCGGGATGCGCTCTTTCAGGGTTCGTTCAACACGTTTCAAGTCCTTCGCCGCCCCACAGTCGACGCTTCTAGCATGTGCGAGGTCAACCAGGTGCTGATGAAGACGAACTACAAGGCCCAAGGGGGCGTGCTCAAAGCTGTTTTGCACGTTGCCCAGACGTGGTAGGATGCTCACCCAGATATTCCAGCGTGAGATTGACGCAGCCATCGAGGGATTGGCTCTTGAGGCGTTGGGGATTGCTCATGCCCATAGTCAGGGGACCGAGACTTACGCAAGTCTGGCGGCCAAAGATCACCCCTTTGCGAAGCGGCATTCGCGGCCGGGGATAGACTCCAGTATCGTCAACAGGCACACAGGCGTGTTCGACGCCTCGTGGCATGTGGTGAAAGTAGCTCCTGGTCGTTATCAATTGGTGAATGATGCTCCATATGCCGATTTTGTGGATCAGGGGACAAGCATCATGCACCCTCACACCGTCAGAGAGGCCATTGAGCGAAGTGTTTCGGGGCAAGGAGCAAAGGGATTACCAGCTCGGTTGATCTCACAGCACTTGGGCATGGCCCATATTCGCAGACCCCTCGTATTTTAGGGCATGGAAGAGCTTATCCAAGGATTCGGCTCCAATGGCGGGCACGATACCCCCGCCCAGGCCCCTGAACCCGCGCAAACGGAGGGAGAAGAGTAATGGCTGCTCAAATGAAGCCCTATCTGGTCGTCTCCAAGGGTGGGCTCACCCTTGTTAAGGTCACCCCCTGCACGGTGGCGTCCAACGGCACGTTTACCGAGGTCACAGCGTCGGCGGTCACAGTGTCCACACTTCGCGGTTTGACGGCTCAAAGGACGACTGAGAAGCGCGACATTCGCCCAATTACGAGCCCGCGCGCGAACAGCGTTGTTGTCGGTGACAATGCTCACTTTGATCTGCAAGTCATCAAGGTCAACGACGGGGTGGATACGGACCCGCTGGACACAATCCTGCTGGCGTATGACTATTTCTCGCTCACTTGGACGGAGGGGTCTGTCACGGGTGGGAAGAAGACACCAAAGTGCTACGTGTCGAGGGGTGATAAGGGCGATCCTTTCACTGATGCGGGCGAAGTCATCGCCAGCTACACGTTTGACATCGTTGATCCAGGCTCGTCGGACTTCTACACGGTGACTGTCAGCTAATGCCGAAGGGCAACGTTTACGCATTGCGCCGGTCAAGGCCTAAAACGATCACCCGTGTGATCGATCCTGGCGACGGGTGCGGCGAGGTCTTCCCGATCACGCTCCGCACCCCGACCAGTATGGATGCGTTTGCCATCAGTGACAAAATCGCGGAACTGGTGGCAATGTACGTTCCGGACGAAAGCGGGCAGGTGCAGATTGACCTTCCGCCGCTCGGGGACGAGCCCGTGGAGATCACCCGCGCCGTAGCTCAATTCGTGGCGCAACTCAGTGTTCTCCAAGATGGCCCGGAGCAGGACCGTTACACCGATGTCGAACTTATCCTGATGTGTGCGTCTGACATGGGTGTGGCAGCGTTGCAGCGCTTGCTTGAAGAAGTCGGGGACTCCGCGCCGGAGAGTGCATCCCCTTTACTCTTGGAAGAGAGCGGCAGCAGCTCGTCCGGTACTGTATTACTATCGGGCTCGGGCACCCAGGAGTAACCATCCACCAATTGAGGCTCCTGGAATCCATCAATGAGCGATTGGGAGGGGGGACTGGTGAAGACATAGAACCGCTCGGCTCAGACTGGCTAGCGGACCTTGTAGACATGAACCTACCGGTGGACAAAGTATGGCTATCGTAATCGACATTCAGGCTAAGGGCCTTTCAACCGCCAACACGGGGATTTCTAAGTTCGAGAAGTCCTTAGAGCGGATCATGGATCTGGTGGACAAGCTGGATTCACGCATGGGACGCATTGGTACGGGGCTTTCGCAAGTTGCTGGGGCTATTCAGCATTCCGCTCGAGGTGGGCGTGGTGGATCGCAGAAGCCTCCACAGGTGTCGATGACGCCTATGGACATGTACCGGTGGTTTGATGCTCAGAACCGGGCATCAGGGGGCAGGTTTCAGGCCCAGCGCAAGCAGGCCCTTATGAATGCATGGCAGTTCTACGGAGACCAGTTCGCAAGCGGCAACCTTGGCGCAATGAAGCACATTTCCCAACTTGCAGGACCGGTGGGTGGTCTCGCGCGTGGTGGTGTGGGTAACAAGCTCATGCAGGCCGTGCTGACATCACGGATCGGGCTTGGTGGGGCTGGTGGTGCGTCGGTCATGCCATTGGTAGGGCGAATGGTCGGCGTCGCTGCTGGGGCAGGGCCTGCAGGGCTTGCTATCGCGGGCGTGGTCGCTGCGCTGGGGGCCGTGGCTGCTGTAGCATGGCGTGCATCGTCCGGACTGGCAAGCCTGGGGGCGATGGCGTATCGCACTGGTGCTCCGTTGTCCCAAGCCGGTCGAGCGCAAGCCCTTTCCATGGCTGGCATCGATTCAGAGGCTGCCTACCAAGCAAGCATGTCTTCGGGCGTTGCTCGGGGGCTTATGTCTGGGCGTGGTGTCAGTCTGATGGGCGGTGTGTTTGGCAACCAAAACCGTACCGACTACGGGCTAGAAGTGTTTAAGATGATCGCTGGGGCAAAGAGTGAATCCGACGCCCAACGAATAGCGCGCGCGTTCGGGCAGGACGATGGGATGAAGGCATTCTATTTGCGCAAGGACCAAAAAGCGTTCATCGCTGGCGGCGGACTCCGCCAAGATGCTGGCGCGATGCAGCTCGGTATTCAGGCTGAGTTTGATAAAGAGCGATTGGGGAAGCGTTGGGAAAGCCTTGTCATGAAGGTCCAAGCGAAACTCCTTCCGATTGTTGAGAGGGTGCTTGCAGGGTTAGAAACGTTCTTCGCTTGGCTTGACAAGATCATGCGCAAATTGGGATTTGGCGGCGAAGGGGCCGGATCGGTCAACCCTGTTGAGAAGAACACCCGCGCGATTGATGAGAATACCCGTGCTCTCAAGGAGTACCGCGAAGTCATTGGCGGAGGCGGCAGGGCCGCACGAGCTATTCCCCGAGGGTTAGAGGGTCATCGTCTGTCCGACCCTTCGTTCCGTGAAGCGGTTTCCTCTGGGTTGGTCTGAGACTGACGCTGTTCTTCGGCCCTCAGATTGCGATCTGCATCGAGCACGTCTGACACGGGCCGCGCTACAAGTCCCACTCCAAGGAGAGCCCCGACCACGATCGCCATGGCTACCGAGATGCGTTGGGGGCGGTAGTAGCTTGAGGACACGTAGCCATAGACTGATAGCACTACCGTGACAAGGCACGGCACCCACCAGGGAGTCGAGAACCGTACCTGTCAGAAGGGCTCCCAGAGCAGTGTCGCTGCCAGAACAGCTCCGAAGGCAGCGATGCCGTAGCAAGCAAGAGCCCCGTGCGATTTGGCGACAAGCATGGGGTCAATCGTTGGAAGGGGCTGCGGCTGCTGGGTGTGAGCATAATTGGGGGGAGGGGCTTGAAACTGCGTCCTAAATAGGTGCCCGCACTGGTCGCACTGCAACATGACCAACGTACACGCCCTGCCACACCGAGGGCACTGCTTCAGGCCGTTGGGATCGAGCTGCACGCACTTAGTTTAGCCTCAATTTGTCAGGTTGAAGCAACTCCACCGGAAAAAAGCAACTGACCTCGTTTTTTAGGGTGTGGATGCAGTAACCCCAGGCCGCCAGACTGAGATTGTGCTTAATGACTTCTTAGGGCGCGTGATTCAGCCCTACTGGTCGCAGTACCGAGAGCCAAGAGACTGGGGTACGGCTTGCACGTTTGCGGATACTGAGTGCATCCGCAACATTGGGGTTCGCCTGGCCGCCGACTACACCCGTCCGCATGAGTTCTTTGAGTCCAACAGCGCGGGCCAGCTCAAGGACTCCCGGGTCACGGTGTCATCCGACTCTGTGCTGACTTACTTCCTTAGGCAGAACGCAGATGCAACCTACAGCGGGGGAGATGCAGCGACGTTTCCGATGTACCAAAAGGCTGTTTCGAGCACAGGGGCATGGTCTACAGAGCTATCAAGCGACGCCGCCAGTTTTGTCGGCCCGGTAATCGCCGGGTACGCCGCAATGAACCGCATTTTGGTATCGGTCGACGACCACAAGCCGACGACCACACTGTCATTTTTTGTGTCTATGCCTGGGAGCCAGTTCACCACCTTTGGCCCAATCGCAAACTTCTATTTCAGCGGCATCCGGGGTGGCGTGGGCGAAACCAACGAAGGCACGGGCCATTATTGCCTTTCATGCGGTGGAGACGGCATGGCGCAGCTTTACGAGCGGCTAGATGACGATTCTTGGGTGAGGCGTGGGGTGCCTTTCACCTACGCCGCAAGCATGACTGCCGGGCAAGTCGCGCTCATCACCATCATGTCGGACGCGGTTGACGACGGGGATGGAAACTACACCGGCAAGGTCATTAAGTTTGTTGCCCGCGCTGCTGGTCATATTGGCGGCGGATTGCTTGAGAGCGCCATCGACTATGTGGCCAACAAGGGCTATGAATGGGTCTACCGGGTTGCTCACCCTGGAACAACGACCACGCTGACGAAAGTGCGCATCGACGCCCGTGGGGATGCAAGAGTGTGCGCTTTCGCATCTGAGGCCCAGTACCCCGAAACAGGCACCTTCACCGACGGGGCTGTGCGCATTCCCTTTCCCGCGACCGGCTCCACCAAGCTCTACTTGTATTGGTATGGCCCCAGACCTACGGGCACCACTGTTGAGGCAAGCATCACATGGCTGGACTTCGCAACCCCCGTAACCGATAGTGGGACAATCACGACCGACGACGCCCGTGGTCAGATCATAGAGTTCACTCTGCCAAGCCCAGCCGTTGACGCCGACGGGAACGTGGTCCCACCCATGACGTTCCAGGTCAGCTTTGCACTCGGCACCACTGACCCCGCTGTGACGCCCACGATCCTAAATTACACGGTGGCACGGGCGGCTGTGGTGGAAACAGCTTCCATAACCCCGACCAGCAGCAAGGACGACGCGGCGAGGGCTCTTTCTTTGCCCACATTCTTCCCCTATGGCCCGGTTTCGATCAACTGTGCCACGGAAGACCCAGCAGTAGAGTCGGCATCTGTCTCGATAGCTGACCCCACAGGCACCAATATCGCTGCACGGTGGCGAACGGGCACACCGATCACGGTCAACGTTCTTGACCCCAGTGATGGCTCCACGTTGACCAAGCTCTTCCGTGGGATCATCGGGCAGTCTCAACCGGAGATCATTGGCAAAGATGGGCTGGTCTACCCAAACGATGACGGATACCTGGTCTCGTTCCAAGCGCAAGGGGAGTGGGCGAGGGTCCAGAGGCGGATGGCTCCATGCCGGTTATCGCTCTATGAGGACACGGACACCGGAAAGCTCCCCATGAAGGCCACGGACGCAATTCGGGAGTTGCTTGAGCAATGCGGCTACACATCTGGCCAGATCGACATTCCTGATCTGCCCGTGCGCATGTTTGGCACTAGCGGTGATCAGGATGGAGCCCTCACCATTGAGCCATCAACGCTGTTCGGGGACATGATAAAGCAGACCGCCGAGGACTACTTAGGAGCACGAATCATTTGGGACTGTAATGCAGGGGCCGGCGGCATGTGGCGACTCATCCAACGTCAGGCACCGCCCTACAACTACTTGATGCGCTTCTACATCGAGCACCCAGGGGCAAAGAAGGCCGCTCATCGGCTGGAAAGCTACGCGGATGTCACTCTTGGCTCTGGGCAGGTCCAGAAGGCCAATTACATCATTGGGGGGACCGAGAGTTACACCTACGAGCCTCCAGAGGGGAACCTGGTTCAGGTGTTCGGCTCGGCGACCGACGGGAAGCTATCGGGGAAGGGGTCGGTGGCGCGCGTGATGTCTTTTGCTTTCAACCCTCAGAGCTACAACGCCTTCAACCTATCAACGGGGCACACGCATTACCCAGAGGGACCGGACGACAATCCCGACTTCCTCGGTGAATGCGTGCAGATCCAAGTCTTTGACCCAACGCTGACCGACCAGGCCGCAGCCGACTGGATTTGTCGGCGCATCTACGACGTTGCCTGTTTCGGGCGGGAGTACATGCGCTTCCGGGCCCCATTGGTGCTCGTCACCGATGACTCGGACGCTAACCAGACGTACCCACGCCCGTTGCGGTTTGGTGACCCGGTAGAGATTCAGCAGCGAGATGGCTCCTACCGGACCTACCTCTGCACCAAGTGCAACCCATCTTACACTCAGGACGGGTTCCAGGAAGCTGAATATGAGTTTGTGACCACGACCAACATCGACGTTGTGGGGCTACTTCCGAGCAGCTACGACCTTGCCAGCTTGACACGGACGCGCATCCGAGCGGCGAAGCGGGCGATGGGGCAGACCAGCAAGGACAACCCAACCCGCGCCAATTCGCGGCATTTCAGCATCAGCGCGGCTATCATCGCCGGTTACCCAGTCTTTGGAGCACAGACGCCCATCCAAAACATGGATACCACATCGGCGGACTTTGGTCAGTTCTTCTACTTGGAGGGGTACGACCCGGCCCCCTGATGCCTACTAACGGCCTTCTGTTCGCGTGTGACCAGATCGAGTACAAACTCTCGGCGACGGCGACGAGCTCGGGGGCTCCCCCTGGTGTCTGGCCGTCCGGCGACATCTATGTAACTCACGCGGACACCTCATCCAGCCTCGTTGAGACGGTCTGGATTCTCTACACGAAGCAGCGCATCCAGATACGGTTGTTCGGCTCCCTCATCGCCAACATCATCGGAACCTCGGGGCAGGTGATCTTTGACGACGTGCGGGTCTACGGCCTCTCTGCCTCTTCTGCCATTCGCACAGAGTGGTCTGGGTGGGAAGCGTTTGTGGATGGCGTCAGCGTGGCATCTGGCGGCTCTGGGGGCATGACCTCTTTCAACGTCACGCCGGGGGGAGTCCCCATCTTTGGCGCACCGCCGTTCCTTCGGGGGAGCGTGCCGGCCTACCGGATTGCCATTTTGCCGGGTGGGCTCTGCTCGGAGATGGGCACAATCACCGACGAAAGCAACACGTCGAGCGCGACATTCACAGGTGGTTATCGGGTGAAGATCGATGGCACTTGGCACGAATGGCCCATTTCGTTCCCGACAAGCACTCACCTCTCTGCTGGCCCAACTCTTGGGGGCAGCACAACGTGGAACTGCACGATAAGCCTAAGCGGGAATGCCTCTTGGACCAGCTCCTACTCTGGTGGTGGCTCATGGGTCAGCACAGATATTGAGTGGCACCAGCAGGGCGGAGAGATCGGCATCATCCCGGACATGGACAAGAGCCTCCAGCGCATGAACGCCGACTTTGCTCTGTTCGCGGGCCGGTACGGCATCCCAGGCACCGAGTTTGAGGTGACGACATCGACGACCACCGGGTCTACGTCCGCATCCGACACGATCACGGACGTGCATGGCGCAATGATCGAGGTACTGACCGGTGCAACGCTGGGTGTGTTGGACGAGCCACTTGAAGAGCAGACCTACTGCCGGATCTACAGCATGGACGACGTGGGCACCTCCCATGCCTATTGCTCAGGTGGCACCGTGGCGGTGGATACCGACCAAACAACTGTGGAGGGGAACTACCCGGTGCTGGTCACTACGCTGTACCAGGCTGGCTACCTCACTCACGCGACCCAGTACATCGACGACTACAACCGGATCGCAAACCCGTACTGGTCCTACTACCTGCAGCGGGACGACTGGGAGGTCGATGGCACTCCTTACCTGCCCGAAGACTACTGGGATTGGATCGGGACGCAGTGGCTCTATCACCCGGCCCTGCCTACGGGTCAGCAGCGGCGAACACGGAACACTCTGCTCACCGAGCCGCTCCTGTCAAGCCCGTGGCGAGGCTTTCTGGACTCGGTGTACGCGGAGAACAGGTGGCTTGGGGTCAATCGGTTCAAGGAGACCGGGGTCACGTGGCCGACGAGTGTCGTGGCTCTTGGGACGGGCTGGACGCTGACCAACTGCACCAGGTCTGGCACATCCACTCACACCCTGACCTACTCCGGATCGGGCGGCAGCTACGCTGCAGATTGGGATATGGGCCAACTTGTGGATCCCTACATGCACCCGCACATCTGCAACGAGATCAAAGTCACCTTTGGAGGGGCGGACGCATCCCTGGCGACGGCCTACCTTGTCGGCGTGGATGGCTCTGAAGTGCTCCTACCAGATGGGACATGGCAGACCAGGCCGAGGGGCACTTCGGAGAAGCATGCCGGTTCCTGGGCCGAGGATCGCGGAATGGGCGTCGTCACCGATCAGGGCGTAGATTCGGGCACTACAGGCATCAGCCCCGCGACAATGGGCGACGTGGAGCGGTCATTCGCTTTCTCTCTACTCCCCGGGCGAACTGCGCAGTATGTGCGGGTGAAGGTTGCTGGTACGTCGTCCTGCACGGTGCACATCGAGATGAGGGCCAACCAAGAGCCGACGATACTGCCGGAGCACCGCACTTCCACGACCGTCCTCTGGGCGAATGGTCCGGGCGTGCGCGTGGGGTCGTGGGAGTGGTGGGATACGGGCGGAGCGGCTTGGAATGACCCTCCGAACTTGCAGACACATGGCTACACGCCGACCGCCATTGATGGGCTGGTCAACAGGCGACGCATCTTCGAAGCTCAGGACAAAACAACGGGCCTCAGAACAGAGATTGAGGGGTTGTGGGACATGAAGGAACTTGGCCTGACCGGCTCCCCAACCGACGCTCAAGTGTTCGCGGCCGCTGACTACGCCTCGATGAGCTTTTGGAAGATGAGAGATGGTGCCTTAGGCCTTTATCTGGTCAACGCAGCGGCAGAACTCCCCCCGATTGCGTGCCTCCCCGCGCTGCATGACGGCGAGTATGCGGTGAAGTGCTGGGTGTGGGCTCAAGAGCCACGGTATCACGTCACGCCGGTTGCGCTGACTAAGCTGGTTCCGTCTACGGGGTCTCCCGACTGGTTAGGGTTAGGTGGATCACTTGCGGGCTGGGACATTCGTGCTCATTCTCATGCCCTGGACAATTCGGAAACCGATTACCGACTCAGAAACAAGAGCGTGGAACTTGCTGGGAGTGTCCGCCCTTGGCATGGTCAATTTTGGGTGTTCGGTGGCGACGTTGGCGGGGAATGGCCATCAAACACCCCGGCTCCATGGGGTTTCTATGCACGGACATGGGTGGAGAATGGCGAGATTCAGCATGGGTTTTCTTACTCGCTCCACCCCCCGATGGACGTCGTTGTGGTGGTGGACGCTGGGGAGCATCCTGCAATCAGCTTCGCCCCCAATGGGCATGAGTCTTTGGTTTATGAGCGAGATGGGACGGTGTATTTGCGCACGTCATGGGACGACGGGACAACATGGAGCAGTGAGACGAGTATGGCAACAGGGATAACTCCGAGAGTGATGCATGACGCCCAAGGCTACGCGGCTATCGCTTGGTTTGAATATGATTCGGGCTCGAGCGGGCCAGGACTGGTGAAGCTGAAAGTTAAGGGGCCGGGCGATGCCAGCTATGGCACCACGATCAGCGTGGGGGTCAGTTGCGAGGATACAGGCTTCGACTTCACCGCTCCGCCAACAAGGGAGGGGGCATGGGTGCTGGTGATGATGATCTCTGGCACACCTACCGAGTATCTGAGCACGGATTTTGGGGCAACCTGGAAACTAGCGTAGCCCTCGTATTTTAGGGCATGGCAACATTGTCCCTTACGAGCGGTACTGCTTCGTCCAGCGTCCCGGTAACGCCTGGGCAAAAAGTACAGTTGTTCATCACTTCGGCTACTGCGCCAGGTGACTACCTCATCGAGGGGTCGGACGGAACCACATGGATGAAGCTCGGGAAAGTGGCAGGCTATACCGCCGGGTCCGCTCCATTTGTAGTAGATGCGATGGGGTGCTCGAACGTGCGGGTGACGCTTTCCAATGGCCCCGGCACAGCAACAGTCAATGTAGTCCCTTTTGATTCGGCGGTGATGGCTGCGGCTCTCACCGCGCTTTACGATCCGCATCAAGCAATTCGCAAGTGGTGGCGTGGTCGCGGAGCCGCAGCGGTCAAGCGTCAAGCTACTCTCCTCACGGGCAACCAACTTGACGGAATGGGTGGCGTGGACATCTGCTACATCGGAGATTCGCTGACCAAGGGCCAGAGCGCGTACCGGCCGGAGATGGGTGGATTCGTGAACCGGGTTAGGGAGGCTCACCAGCGGTGGTTTAGCGTAAAGAACCCGAACAACGGGTACATCCGCTGGATTGGCGGCTATGGATTCGCCGCACTGATGACGACTCAGGCGACTATGGGATCAAACTGGTCGGCGGCCTACGCGTTCAACACGAGCGCGTCCTACCCGCTGGGCTCTAACGGTACGGCGATCACCTGGCCCGGTGCGGGAGTCCGAAACTTCAACTTCCTCATGGGCCCGAGTTCTTCGGCTGACCCTCGCCTGAACTGGCAGATGCTGGGCGTGGATTCAACCGAGCCTGTGAACATGGAGCAGGGCCGGTACACCAGCGACTTCGAGATTGTTGGTGCGAGTGGCCCATCGCTGGGCACGGTCTACATCGACGTCGGTACTTCTTGGCCAGCGCGAAGCGGGGGAACCGTGCAGGGCTACATCAATGGTGGAACCCTGGGCAACCTGAGCGGGACTTGGAACCAGAACGCGGGATCGTGGAGCTACGGCGTCCGATCAGCCCGTTACCAACTCTCGGCAAACACCACGACCTACTACGTCGCGGCCCGTCCGGGATCTACTGGATCGCCTGTCTTGATCGACGGCATCATCAGCTACTACAACGACTGGAAGTGTGGTTTCCGCCACCATAACCTTGGTGCTGGTGGCTGTCGGCTCACCTACTACGATGCCACCAACTGGGCGGCGACTCTTGGCGCGTTCTGCGCGGGAACGACGGCTGGCGGCGCGACGAACTGCAAGCTCGTTGTCATCAAGCTAGGCACCAACGACATGGGGGCAGATGGAGGCGCGGTGACAAGCGCAGCGACGTTCCAGGCCGCTCTCTTGAGCCGGGTGACTGAAACCCTCGCTATGGCATCGAACCCCATGGTGCTACTCATCGTGCCGCTCCCGATTAACGGCGGCGACGCGGTGCACGCGACCTATCGGTCGGCCATCTACGCGGTGCAGGCTATGTACCCGAGCGACGTCGCTGTCCTCGACTTCTTCCTCGCGACTGGCAGCCGAACGAATGCCCAGTACCAGAGCGACGGGATCATCGCCGGCGACGGCGTGCACCTCACCGAGGCGGGTCACTCCTGCCTTGCTGAGTTGCTGATGCAGATGCTGATCTCGTGAAGGGCAAAGAGACATATGACTACCTCACTTACGCTCAAGACCGTGATTGCCGGGATCGCCGCATTCCTGGCCTGGCTGTTCCCGACGCAGATGCTGATGACGCTGGCCTGGTGCATGGTTGTGCTCTGGGCCGTTGACGGGATCACGGCGATTCACGCGGCGGTCGTGAACAAGATTCCTGTGACTCCTGCCGCCTTCGCCGAGAAGGCCGGGGCCAAGTTCGTCCGCGTCGCCAGTTACATGGCGCTGGGCTGGGTCA